CTAATTGCCAGTATTAACTTACAGACCGCAGGTGTTTGAGATGTTGTGCCATTTGAAATGTCGTACTGAAGAAGGTACGCGGTATAACCGGCAGGCACCGTCCACAGCGCCATCAAGCTCTGATTTGCGCCGGTTACGCCGTTAATGCTGGCATAAACATTCGCGGGGACACCGGAGGTAACAGTGCCTGTTCCAGTGTAAATCACGCCTGCGTTAGCGCCACCAGAACCGGCAGATCGCACAATCATCCGATTGACCCGCAGGTATGATTTGGTGGTGCTTACGGCTGTCTGCCCGTTTAGAGTCACAGTTTCAGATATTTCATTGTAATCAGCGTCCAGTCCAGCAACAGTCACCGTTCTTGCGCCCGTCCCAGCACTGGTATCGTCAGTCGAGCTACTGGAGACGGTCATCACCGACGCAGTGGGCGGGTAAACATAAAGACCGCCCTCCGCCCATATCGTTTCCAAGCTGTTGCCAACAGTGGTGTTGTTGCCAAACTTGAACAACGCATGGTGGTAGGCAATTTGGCCCCGCGACACCTGTAGCTCAAATGGCTCACTGGTGCCAACCCGACTAATTGAGCTTACTTCGCGTGACATGGCTACAACCTGTAAAAGGGGGCAAAGCCCCCGTCAATTACGAAAGGTTTCTGTTCTGAAGATACAGCACAGTGACTGTCGCGGCACCTGCGGTTGCGGCCGTTCCAGTCTGGTTATAGGTCACCGTCACATCCACGTCAGTTGTGCCAATGTCTATCAAGTTGCCAATTTGGCTTACGTCAGATGTTGCCAAGACGCGAGCCGCAGAACTGACATCGAGTGCATCAGCATATTGATTAACAGTAGATCCGTCGCCAAGATCAAACGTATTGGTAGTGGCCGCATTAAAGGCGGTAGTTACGTCTACGGCGATCTGATAAATCTGACTGTTCGCGGGTAGTGTTGCGACCACAGTCTCAGTGCCGTCAGCGGCAAAGACCACATTTCCGCTCTGCGCCATAAGCACAAAGCCGACGTTGGCCTTGTCGGTGCCAACTGTGGTGCCGGTGGTGTCTTTAATGGTTCCAGCCTTAATAGGACCAGAAAAAGTAGAAGTTCCCATGATGGTCTCCTGTCTTGGGTCAATGTCAGCCTCGACATGAGGCTGTCAGGAGTTTTGATGGTAGCACAGATATTTTTTTTGATACAAAAAAAAGGGGCCCGAAGGCCCCAATCGGAGTAATCCACAAAGGGTTGACTTAGGCCCCTTGTGACCCATAAATGCCTCTCCAGTCGGAGAAGCCAAATGAGTATCGCTCACGAGCCTTGTAGCGGATGTTATCCGTTGAGAAATCAGGCTCCATTGAAGTTTCCATTGCAGTTCGCTGGAACATCTTCAGTCCTTCGCCCGCATCTGTGACCGAAGTCAGCAGGAAGAAAGCGTCAGGGTCAGTCAGGTAGTGATTGACTGTGTAGCCCTGCGGCAGGACGCCAGTGTTGCGAATTGCGTTGATGTCGTTGTCTGCCGTGCCCGATCTCAGAGTTGAGTTCAGGATGCGGTCAGCAACGAAAACCAACTGCGGCGGTACAACCAGCTTGGTCGCTTGAACCGAAATGGTCAGGCCACGATCATCAGTGAAAGTGCTGATGTCGATCAGCGCGTCTTCCAATGAAGTCTCGTTAAGGTCTGCCATTGTGGTCGCGCGGTTAGCCAGCGTGCCACCACCCGCAAGAGGGTGTACAGTAGAAATCAACGGCTGTCCATCACCACCAGCAAAGCTGGAGTTGAAGGCGTTATTAAGCACGTCAGCACCCTTTACTTCCTTGGTGTTCGCCATGGATCGCGCAAGCGCTTTCACATAACGTCGACCAAGAGAGTCGTACAGGTTGTCTTCGACAGCTTCAGCGGTGAGGCTGAAGGCCAAAGCAATGGTGTCGTGCGTATAACGGGCGGTAAAGCCTTCGGATGCGGTGTCGAAAGAAACGCCAGCACCTTCAGTCTTAGTCGGCGCAGTGCCGAAGCCCGTGATCAAAACCTCTTCTTCAAAGGCGCGCTCGGAGTCTTCAATGGCGAAAATCTCCTCGTACTCCTTGTCGTAAGAGTCATAACTCATACCAAACAGCGCATTGAGGCCGGGCTCAAGCTCTTTGGCGAGTTGTGCGCGTGAAATAGCCATCAGTCAGCCTCCTTATGCTAAGCCAGCGCTTTTTACACCTGCGATATGGTTCTGAATTACAACCATCACGTTGGTGTTTGCGCTTGCTACGTCGTCGTTGTCGGGGTCTTGGCTGATGTCAATGGCCTTGAGCGGCAACGTCGTGGCGGTGGCACCCGTCGTTACGTCAAGCTCCATGTTTGATCTGCCAGAGCTAGTATCACCCGTTGTGGCTTGGTCAACGATATCAAAGTTGCCGAAAAGATCGGCCACAGGGAAGGTATCGTCTGCCTGTATTTCGAAAACAACATTTGGGTCATCAACGATGAACGCAATAATGTCATCTGCGGCTACAGCGCCGGGGTAATAGTTTGAAAAAATCTGCTCTTTCGAGGTCGGGTCCGTATACTGACAGCCGTTGAACACGCCAACGACAGGTACAGTGGAGGAGGCGGCCGCGCGCGATACAGTTCCGCCAGTCAGTTGCTTAACCAAGTCGCCTTGGAAAATTGCACCTGATTGGTTGTTGGCGATTCTATAACGCGACTGGCCTCCAGAATACGGAGCACCGCCCATCATTCGGGCAGGTTTAAGTCCAAAAGCGGCATCTTTATTTGCCATGCTTTAACTCTCCTATTGCTTGCCAAAGGTCACACGGCTTGAGCGGCTAGGATCATATTTAACATATCGAGAGTCAGCGGCGGCCTCATTGAAGACGTTGTTATCCAATGCGTCCTTCGCTGTTTCTGTCTTTTGAGTGTAATAATCATTACGCTCTCGGACAGTCTCCTCTGGAATCTTAGCCAGCAAAAGCCCTTCGTTATACACGACGCCTTCATGCCTTCCGTTGTCCAAGGTGGGCAACTGCCACTCAGGAGGGAGGTCGGTGCCGCGCACCAATTCCCAACCTTCACGCAAACGACGCGAGACATTGGCTCGGTCTTCGTTGCCCATCATGCTCTCTCTGATCCACCTGTAAACGTAACCGGGTGGTGCAGGGGGAGTTTCCAACTTCCGCACTGGTCGCCATGGTTGTCGCCGAGCCTGATTAACGTGCGCTCCGCTTTCACGACTTTTGCGAGTGTTCTTTTCTTCTGTCATTACCTAGCTCCTCTCTGCTGGATTTTTTGCTTTTCACGAGCCACAGTCTTCAACCATTGGTCTTCAGACATATTGTGCGGCTTGAGTCCGCGAATCCTTTCGAGTTCGCTATTCGAAAAACGAACACCGCTCTGCTTTCCTCGTGATTGTTGCCGACCACTAGGTGTGGCTGAAGCGACTCTTTGCACGGCGGGTCGCGATTCACTTTGTGCGGCGGCGGGGGCCTCTTGGCCTCCGCTTAGGTCAGGATACGCCCTTCGGATACGAGAATCCAGTGCCTCATAATAGTCCTCACTGTCTGGCTCGTATCCCTCGTTTATGAGGTTGAAGTGCGTAAAGTATGCAAACTGTGTAGCCTGCATATTGTCTTCATTTTCAGCATCGCCATACCACTTATTTCTTTCGTGCCAGCTTAAAGCCTGTTCACTTGGCTTGATTTCTTGCTGTGGCGCGGCCTGTTGCTGAGCGTATTGTTGTGGCTGTTGATACTGCTGATACTGCTGGTTTTGCTGAGATTGTTGCTCTTGCCTCAATCGCGCGGTCTTAATTTTTTCTTTCTTGATTGCAATCTCATTCTTTAGCGTTGTAGCCTGAGACATCAAATCAGCGTCGCCGCTGTTTACCGCTTGGCGATATATTTCATCGACCTGTGCTTCTTGGGCTTTGACCTTTTCCTCTTCAGCCTGCAAGGTTGTAGTCTGCTGTTGGGTCGACAACTGGCGATAGTGCTCAAGCTCCTGCTCTCTTTGCTGAGCAAGCCTGATGGCGGCTTCGGCGCGTTGTTCTGCGTCCTTTGCCTTTTGGTTCAGCTTGTTGACTCTTC